TTCTCATCCAACTCAGCCATCAGCTTCTCAAAGCATATAGGACATATGCCATGAGTTATCTGATTAGGTTTGTTACATGGAGTAAGACCCATAACAGTCTTGCACCATGCACAAACTCTCCACATCAGATACATCCCGTCCATTGTAACCTCCTTTAGGTGTACGTAGGATTTCATAAAGGTAGACGCTAGGTCTCTAAACAGACCCGTCTGGGTCCTCTACGGTTTGGATGACCCACTTGTGACGGTCTCATTGTTTTGTTACGGTTCGGCTCAATAACGCGGCTTGTTCTTCCCAAACAAAATTTTTAGAAAAAAGATTTCCCTTTGCCCGGTCTACGCGGCCCATAGGCTATCAATACGTATAGCCCTGGGGCGTTAGCAAAAGAGCCGACGTGCCATGGCGGTGCTTCTGGGTTATAATGGATCTGTACAATTAGGAGCCTGCAAATAGCTCAACTTTGTGTCAGACAACTTTGTGTTACGGGGTTGCTTGGCCCTTTACTCTAAAAGGTTACCAATCCTAAAAGGTTACCAACCCTAAAAGGTTACCAACCATGACCGTCTCAACATATCACGAGAAGAATATTCCCTGCCCGGTGGCACCGGACGTACCCACCACTCCGGTGTCACCGGCTGCTGCTACGGGCCAACCTGGGGGTGCTGGTGCTGGTTCAGCTGGGGCGCCTGGTTCCGCTGCTACTGCTACTGCTACTACTGACCCGCAACTCGGGGAGTTCACTGAAGAGTTGCCCGAAACCATCGAGGAGTCTATCGATGCGTTTGCGGCAGCCTCTATGGCCGCGCAGCATCGTAGGGCTTTCCGATCAACCATCACGCTGCCCGACGCTCCAGACAGTATGCCGGAGCTATACGGCGACGCACATCGACCAGTACGCTACGCCATCCTCAGGATGCTGATCTCGAACTGGTATCCGGAGGATATCTCCAAGGCCCTTCTTGAGCGTACGGGCGTAGCCGTGTCCGTGACCGTTGTCGAACAGTACAAGGACCTGATCCCGGACGACTACTTTCTAGCTCCGGATTACCTGGTTGAGAAATTCAACGGTATCATCCCTGATATAGATCCGATGGCCGAGCTCCAGAGAGTTCTAGGTCTTCAGCGCGAGCGCCTTGGCGCCGCGTCGATGTTAGAAACCTTTGAGAGAGAACCTTTGGCGTCCACGAACGCAATTGCCGAGTCCTTCTTTCACATGTTGCGCGACACCATTAAGCTACAGCAGTCACTAGGTACCCAGCCAACAGCTCAGGGCTTCGAGCAGAGCACAGCTCCATCGGCGCCTGCCGGGATCCAGCAGGGTGGCTTTCCCACGCTGCGCTTGATCGTCGAGCAGCGTCGCGAAGCTCTTGCTCCCCCGCCCCCTGTGCCCCCGGCGGTTGCTGGCGCTGGGCCCTCGGCGGCGGTTGTTGATGCTACGTTTATGGTGTTACAGCCTAGTAACGAGGACACACTCGATGAAGCTAAACCCGACTGATCTGGAGCTTATCGCAGATAGGCTTTTGGCTCTGGAGAGCTCGGGGGCTTTGGGGCCCGGTGCCAGTCTGGCAGACATCCTGGAGACTGATTATGATCAGCCACCGGATAAAGCATTCCGTACTCGGTTAGCGTCGATAGATCTGCTGTTTTTTCTGAGGTTTTATCTAGGAGCGCACTTTAGCAAGGTTTTTTCTCCTATTCACGTGGATCTAGCGCAGGAGTTGCAGGCCGCCATCGGATTGCCGGGGCGTACGAACGTAGTGATTGTGATGCCGCGTGGATTCGGGAAAACATCGATTAGCACCTTGGGAGCACCGGCCTGGTGTGCGTGTTGCGGCCTACGCAAGTTCATTATGATCATCTCGGACTCGTCCGAGCAGGCCAACGCGCAGCTGGAGAACCTTAAGGCGGAACTTGAGACCAACGAACGGATCATCGAGGACTTCGGGCCGCAGAGAGGGGACCAGTGGGCTGCGGGCCGGATTGTCACAGCACAGGGGGTTCGACTCGAAGCCCTGGGTGCGGGTAAGAAAATTAGAGGCCGGAAGTTTCGACAGCACCGGCCCGACCTGATGGTCTACGACGACATAGAGAACGACCAGGAAGTAGCCTCGGACACGCAGAGGGAGTCGCGCAAGAAGTGGTTTTACCGTGCGGCTATGCGTGCCGGGTGGGAGAACACGACTTCGTTAGTTGTGGGTAACTTGCTCCATTCGGAATGCTTACTAGCTGAGTTACTGGATAACCCGCTATGGCGGCGCAGAAAACATGCCGCCGTGACTTCGTGGGCTGAGCGTGAGGATCTCTGGTTAGAGTGGGAAGCAGTACTTTCAGACAAATCGCTCGGGCCTGACCAGCGCTTCAGCGCTGCCCGAGAATTCTACCTTTCGCAGAAGGCGGAGATGGATCGCGGGGCGGTCTCCGCGTGGCCTGAGGCCTTCAGTTACTACGATTTGATGGTGATTCGGACGTCAGAAGGGCATGCTGCGTTCTCAACAGAGCTTCAGAACGACCCGTATGATCCGTCATCGTCGTTGTTCAACCAGTTTAGCTACTACGAAGCTCAGCTAAGGGTGAACGATGGCCAGACAGACACATGGTTTGTACCGAAAGATGGCGCTCCTGCGGTAGCCCTTTCGACTTGCGCAGTGTTTGGCTTTACAGATCCGTCCCTAGGGAAGACACAGAAATCTGACTATAGCGCGCTTATTACGCTTGCGAGAGCGCCAGACGGGCGTATGTTCGTCGTTGAGGCGGATCTTGCGCGTAGATCGCCGGCGGCGACTATCAAGCGGCAAAATTCCTTGGCGGCGCAATATGCGTATGCTAAGTACGGCATAGAAACCACGCAGTTCCAGGCATTTTACTACACTGAGTCCGCGGCAAAAGCCCGGGATGCCGGGGTTATACTACCTTTAGAGCCGGTATCGCAAACGCGGAACAAGGACGTACGGATTCAGTCACTAGAGCCCGACGTCAATAACGGGTGGATTCTATTCAAAGAGCGCGGTCAGGGCTTGCTTCTGGAGCAGCTCAGGGGATACGGACGGACGTCATACGATGATGGTCCGGATGCTCTAGAGGGCGCACGAACTTTAGCAATCAAGTGGCAGAACTTATCTGGTGTACAGGTTATGGAAGGGGAGAGTTACCAGTTCGACTATGGAACTCCTTCGCTAACCGATCGACGTCTTAGCATGGCCGTGGCTGTCGATCCGTACAGCGAATATGAAGAGGCGGTTCTGCCCGCGTTGTATGCGCATCGGGAGGTCCTAGTGGCGACTCTTGCTAAGTACACGTCGGACAGCGTAGAGTTCAATGTGCAGATGCGAGAGATCCAACGGATTGAAGCACTTATCGAAGAAGAAACTGTAGCACTAGACTACGCAGCCCCGCTGACTGTTTTCTAGTGCGCCTACCATTAGGCAGGAGTTGCTCATGACCCTTGTAGGGGCAGACGAAACAGGTCCGGATGTCCGACCGAGTGGGCTCAGGGCTCTTATTCAGCGCCTGTTCGATGCTCTCCGGAATCAGCCGTACGCCACGCAGGCGCAGATCGGCCTTCCTGTGCCGGAGAAGGACGCCCAGACATCTACAACGACTGGTGAGGGTGGCGCAGCGGCCATCATAACCTCCTTGCTGTCGGTGCTCTTCAAAGGAGTTTCTTCAGAGCGTAGGGCAGTCTACGATGACTGTGAGGAGATGTCCGACACCGTTGAGGAGGTAGACTCCGGTCTTTTCACCCTAGCTTCCAATGCAGTTAGTCCTGCGCGGGCTGGAGAAGACTCTTTCAAGATCGAGTGGACCAACCCGGAGACTCCAGAGGCCGTTACAGGGATAGCCGACGAAACTGTTCGGCGATGTCAGCTCCGCGACAAAGCGTTTTCGATTATTCGCGATGCATTGATGTACGGAGACAATTTCCTACAGCTGGTTGTCACTGATGACCTGCTAGTCTCCCGGGTTATGTATATGCCTCCGAGCACCATGGTTCGGAACGAATCCGAAGACGGCCTTTTGAAGGAAGGCTCCGAGCAGGGTGAGTGGGCGTTCGAACAGTACGAGGAAGACGGCATGAAGCTCATAGCTGGCTTCTACCCGTGGCAAATACAGCATCTGCGCTGGGAACGCACCGGATCTAACAAGTACGGACGCCCGTTGATGTACGCAGCGCGACCGGCCTGGCATAAGCTACGAGCTATGGAGCAAGCACTGGTTATCAACTGGATCACCAGGGCCTTTGCACGACTTGTATTCAGTATTGACGTGACGGGTCTATCCGAGCGGGAAGCCATGCTGAAGATCCAAAAGTTCAAGCGGCAGCTGTCTATGACTAAGATTGACACGGGCACTACCGAGCGGGAGTCGTTGTCGGTGGCCAAGGACATCTTCATTGGGAAGGCCTTCCGTGACTTTGGAGGCGATCATAAGGCTGGGCTAACTGGTGTGGAAGCTCTGGACACCTCGAGCTCAACATTCCAGAGGCTCGATCCGATAGAATACTATCGTAACAAGATCGTCATGGCTACCCGAGTACCCAAGGCGTACTTCGGTATTGAGGAAGACATAAACGCCAAGGCTACTCTAGTGCGTGAGGACCTTCGGTTCGCTCACACGCTACGTTCTTGTCAAAGCCTAGTTACGGAGGTTGTTTCGGCCGCTGTGCGCCTGTCCTTATTGCTTCAGGGATTCAACCCGCGGGACTATCCGTTCAGCGTCTGGTGGATTGATCCGACGGCTGCAGATCCTGTTGAGCGCGCTTCAGCGTACTCGAACACTGCAAAGGGCGATATGGTATACGTGAAGCTAGGTGTTGTCGACGCTCAGTACATAGCCGAGAAGCACGTAGGTATGTCCTCGGCGGAGTGGGAACAGGTTAAGATTCGCGTTGCTGCAGAGGCGGCGGAGGCAGAAGCAGCTGCGCGAAGTGCGGCTGCACAGGGAGGTGGTGGCAATGCCGTTCAGAAGCGTGAAACAGCGGCGGTGGATGTGGGCGACACATCCGGCGATGGCCCGTAGGTGGACCAAGAAATACGGGTCCAAGATTCGGAGTTCTAGCAAATCTAAGCGTTCTAAGCGTTCTAAGCGTTCTAAGCACTTTAGATGGTCCAAATGGGGGTGAATTATGACGCAGCGGCCAGATGACGGGGACGCCGTGTTCGATCTAAGCGCACAGCACGCGGAGATTCGTATCCTTGAGGCCCCGGCTGCGGGACTTCCGCCGGGTATTGTGCTGCGCTTCCGAGGAATTGCCCTCATCGATAACGCAATTTCTCAGAACGATCGGTTGTACACCGAGGCGTTCAACAGTAGCTGTCTTGAGGAAACTCAAAAGTTCATGAAGATGGGCGGCACTGTTAGTATGTATAGCCGTCATGGGAGAGCGGTGCAACCGGGCGCGCTTGCTACCGGTCTTCCTGTCGGACACGTGACTCTGCTCGGACGAGCGGGTCCACGCGTCGTATATGAGTCGCATATTGTAGATACTTCCGAGGGTCGAGACGTTGCGGTTCTGCTTCGGACCGGTGCAATGAGAGCCACTTCGATTCGTCTCAGGCAGGGTTTCAAATCTCGAAAGGTTAGCCTCAAAGGACGCGTTCTTGAGGAGCTAACCTACGGGATTATCAAAGGAATCGACCTGGCGGACGAAGCGGGGATTGTAGGCGTTGGTGTTGAGCAAATCCTTGAAGAGGCCCCGGACGTACAGGTTCTCGATCCCAAAGGAGAAAATGACATGACTGACTGGGAGAAGGTTACTCTGAAGGACCTCCAGGATAACTGTGCAGCCATCCTCACGGACTATGCTGCTTCTGTTCTGGAGGCCAACAAGCCGGCAGCGGTTACGGACGACCCAGACGCTGTAGCGGCTACGACT